CTATATCTGGTTCTACGAGAACTGGCACTGTAGATCCTATGCTCATAGCATTTAGTGACCAAGAAAATGCTTTAGATTTTGAGCCCTTGTCAACGAACACTGCAGGTTCATTAAGGTTGTCAAGCGGCTCATCTATTATTGGTGGTGTAAAAGCACGACAAGAAATATTAGTTTGGACTGATACAGCTTTATATAGTATGCAGTTCATTGGACCACCATTTACGTTTGGAATAAATCTAATAAATGAAGGTACAGGATTGATTGGTCCTAAAGCTGCAGTTACAACTCCAAGTGGTGTTTACTGGATGAGCTATAATAATTTTTATTCATATAATGGTAGCGTACAAACTTTGCCTTGTTCAGTGCATAACTATGTATTTAACGATATTAATCTTGTGCAATCTTTTAAAATAAATGCTTTTACCATTAAAGATAAAAGTGAAGTAGGCTGGTTCTATTGCTCAAGTAGTGCAACCGAAGTAGATAGATATGTTATATACAATTATGTAGAGGGTATTTGGTTCTACGGACAACTATCAAGAACGGCTTGGCTTGACTCTGGCATTGAAAACTACCCAAGAGCTGTAAGTAGTGGATACTTGTATCAACAAGAGCTTGGATTTAATGATGATGGTTCTCCTATGACAAACGTATTTATAGAAAGTTCTGATCTTGATATAGGAGATGGAGAACAATTTTCTTTTATAAAAAGAATCATACCAGACTATAAATTTATACAAGATGATAATAGCGGCAACGTGAATGTAGTTTTAAAAACAAGAAACTTTCCAGGCGATAGCCTTGCTACTAATTCAACAAGTGCAATAAGCTCGTCTACACAACAAGCATTTGTAAGAAGCCGATCTAGGCAAATAGCATTGAGATTTGAATCTGATGATGACGCTACTAATGACGGTAATTTATCAATAGGATGGAGGCTAGGAGCTACAAGGATAGATATAAAATCTGACGGTAGAAGATGAGTAAGTTGTTACAAACACAACTACCCATAGCTAATGATACGGTTACATCTGATGTTTTTAACAGATTAGTAAGAATACTAGAAATAAATTTAGGTGCTGTAGATCTTGATAATGTCCGACAGATAAGTGACGCAGAAAAAAATACACTTAAATTTAATGATGGCAGCATTATATGGAATACTACTGTAGGTGTATTACAAGTATATACAGGTAACAAATGGGTTGATATTGGTGATAGAACATTGCCTCAAGGGTTTGAAATGGCATCAGACTTAGGCGAAGTTTCTGTTAAAACTAATGGTAATATAACCATCACTTTATGAGTAATACAGCAGAAAATTTAAACTATCAAGTTAAAAACCTTTTGCTTACCTATCCTGCTGATTGGTACATCCAAAAAGACACTTTTGATGCAGTCAAAGGCTCAATACAACCAATAGTAAACTTTTACGAAGATAGTGGCACAAAGCCTAGACAAGACACAAAACTAGACAAAATAATCAAAGAACCACTAAAAGATGTTTATACATTACCATTTTTTTCAGAAAAGTTTTGCGACATACTTTTAGATGAAATGAAGAACTTAGAGGCACACTTTGGCTTTAATCCTAACCCAGAAGAGGATAATTTACGGCAAATACCAGAAATAACTTTTCAAGATAATTGCCCCCAAATCTTTCAATCTTTAATGCAAACGATATATACTATAGGAAATCCTGTATTTTTGAATATTTGGAACAGACACGTAGATAGTGGTGGAATACAAATAGCCAACTATAATTTAAGGGATAAAAAACAAGGTGCTTGGCATCATGATGCAAGTGCTGATATTAGTATGGTAGTTCCTTTGAACACTGGAAAGTACAAAGGTGGCGGAACTGAGTTTTTAAAACGTGGTACAGTCGAGCCATTACCTACAGGCCACGCTCTTATTTTTCCTAGTTTTACGCACATGCACAGGGGACTTGCAGTAGAATCAGGAGATAGATACTTATTAGTATTTTGGTTAAAATGTTTACAGGAATAATTTGAGCATGAATAGAATAGACAACTCAGGTAAAGGCATAGCAGGATTAGGCAGAGGAGGAGATACTAGACTTGCTCACGTAATGACAGGAGAAATGGTAGTGCCACCAGTTATCTCTCCGCAAACTCAAGAAATAATAAAAAAAGAAATGATAGCAGCAGGAATAAATCCTGAAGAATATACTGTTGGTGAAGGCATGTCTATTAACCCTATAACTGGATTACCTGAATTTGGTTTAGGAAAGTTTCTTAAAAAAAGCGTTAAAAGTCTAAAAAAAGTAGTTAAAAAGGTAGCACCTATTGCGGGTGCTTTATTAATACCTGGAGGTGGAGCGTTAGGAGGACTTGGATCAAAAATTGGTCTTACAGCAGCTAAATTTCCTAAATTAGCAAATTTTGCACAAACTGTAGCAGGTGCTGGTATTCCTGGTATTTCACAAATTGCTGGAGGTATGACAGCAGGGCCAGGTAACTATGGTTCTGCAATTACAACTGGGTTAACAAAACCTTTTGGTGGTTTTTTTAGCAGTGCAACTGGTTCTACCCTGGGGCCAGTAGGATCAGGCATACAGTCAAGTCTTTCAAAAGCTTTTCCTGGATTAATACCAAGTGCCACTGGATCTACCTCACAAGGTGGTGGAATGAATTTACCACTACTTCTATTAGCTGGTGCTTATGGTAAAGCTGTAAAATCTGATTATGAAAAAAAACAAGGTGGTTTACAAGATATAAGAACATCTATCCGACCAGATTTAGTACCTCAACAGACATATGGCGGTTTTGATTTAGGCATAAGAAAAGCTGCTATGGGTGGATTACAAGAATTAGATATGCGTATGGGTGGCCCTTCGGTAGGTCCAGGAACAGGTACAAGTGACGATATACCAGCTATGTTAAGTGATGGTGAGTTTGTAATGACCTCTGCTGCTAACAATGGTTTAGGTGGATTTAAAATTACTAAAACAGAAACAGGATTAGAAATTATACCTAGTGGCAAACCAAACAGACAAAAAGGTGCAAAGAACATGGACAAACTTATGAAAGTATTTGAAAACTATAATGATATAGGTAAAGCATAATGGGCTTTTTATCACAAGCATTTAGGGACCAAATTATGTCACCTATTGGTAGACCAGTTTCTGCTATGGGCGTAAGACCAATATTAAGAGAGCCTGGATTAGATATACCAGGTGAAAGAAGTATATTTCAACAGCCAAGCCCTTTTGGTCCACCTATACCTCCAACTCCACGACCACCAGTAGTAGGCGGTCCAGCTTTACCTCCTGTTGACCCTCGTATAATCCCACAAAGACCACCATCAATAGGTGGCATAGGTGGCATAAATCAACCAATACAACCAGTTTTACAAAAAATGCCTTTACCACCCAAGCGTGATGATTTTATGTCTATAGAGAGGCTTGATGATCCTATTATGCAAAGTTTGCCAGTAGGCCCTAGTATTCCTTTTGTGCCACCCCCTCCAATACAACCCATCTTACAACAACCGCCATCACCTCTTGCATTTGAAGTGGCACAAAGGCAGAATCAAATAGGTGTAGTAGGTGATGGCATGACAGAACCAAGTTTAATTGGACAAGAAATAAATGCACCTGTACCACTTACAGAGGAAGAGAAAGCAGCTTTTGGTCCTCCTCCTCCTCCAGGAGCAATAGATACCAGAGGTATTACTGATGAACTATCTAATATAACAAACCCCGTTATACAACCTACTGTCACAGATTCAACTATGAGCACAGAGCCTGTTACAACTTCTACAGATCCTAATATGTCTGTAGATATGCCTGTTGCACCTATAGATCCTGTATTGTTACAACAAAAAGCGTCTGAAGTAATAACTGACCCATTATTGAGGTCTTTATACTTTGGCACAGCAGATTCACCAGGTTTTTACAATCAACTACAACAAGCAGGAGCAAACCTGATTGGTAGTGATGTACCATTACAACAAACTGCAGGACTTGCTCCACTAGAATTATTAGCTAGACAACAAGCTGTAGCAGGTCTTGGTGGTTTTGAACCATTTTTACAACAAAACAGAGATTTAGTTAATCAAGCAATACAGCAATCAAGAAGAGCTGAACAGCTACAAGATCCATATTACACACAGGCAGAGGATATTTATAAAGATACTATGGGTGCTTACGACCCTAGCATGACACAACAGTTCTACAATCCTTTTGAGGATGCAGTAGTACAACAAACTATTGAAGATGTAATGAAAGCTGGTGAGCAACAAGATATAGCTTCTAGAGCTCGTGAGATAAGTGCTGGTGCCTTCGGTGGTAGTAGGGCTAGACTTGGAGCAGAAGAACGTAGAAGAGATTTAGGTGAAGGCCTAGCAAAAGCATTAGGTGGTATTAGATCACAAGGATTCCAAAGTGCACAAGCAACTGGACTTGGTGAGTTTGCAAGACAGCAACAAGCAAAAAGAACTGGAGCTCAAGGACTTATGGGTATCGGTGTAGGCAGAGGTAGTGCTGCATCTAATCTAGGTCAACAGTTAGCTGGTTTTGGTGGTCAATTAACAGGACTAGGTAGAACACAAGAAGAACTTAGAAGAGGTCAGAGAGGTGAGCTATCAGGCTATGGTACAACTGGTAGAGGCATTGCTGAAACTGGATTGGGTAGAATATTTGAACAACAAATGGGACAACAAGTGCGTCCTCTTGGTGTCCTAGGACAGATTGGTTCTATGTTACCTGGTTATCAAGGATCAAGAACACAAATAGATTCACAGTATGGTATGCCTACAGATCCATCAGCAGCAGGATTAGG